GTTTTCTATCAGGCATTACATCGCTCCTTTATATTTGCCACCGCGCCCGGCCATTACACAGCCTCCGCCCATATAGCCTTTTTTAACTTTACCGCCGCTCATGTAGCCCTTCTTGACCATGCCGCCGTTTTTTTTCTTTATTACACCACGGCCAATAAGAACGTCTTTCTTAGTGATTTTACCGTCGCCACTTAAATCTTTCATAGCATAATCCTTTCGGTTATCAAAATACTCTTGCTAGTCCACCACGGCTAGCTTTCCATTTAATTCGTTTAGAAGACTTCTTCTTCTTAGCAGCGGATGTACACTGAGCCATCGTCGGCCTACATGCAGGATACCCCTTACGCTTCTCTCCCTTTTGACGGCCACAAGGTTTGCCTGTCTTACAGTCAACCCAACCCTTTCCGTCGTTTTGAGAAAACCATTTGCGTAAAGAATTTTCTTTTGCCATCAATAAGTCCTCGTACTCTTACGTCTTGTTTCTTCAACGCAACCACAACCAGAAGCTATGATGCCTCCACCACGGTATCTGTTCCTTGCAGGGCGTTTAGGATTATCCACTGAAGTCATTAGTCCACCTGTTGCCGCTTTCTTAGTAGAGTTTCCCCAGTTGGCCGCCCCTACCTTGCGACACTTCGAGAGTGCTCCGCTTGCGTAGGCGCTTGGCCATACCTTGTATCGGGCTTTGACTTTGCGATAACAAGCGTCTTTTTTTGTCTTTGTTTTTTTTGACATTAGCCCTCCTCTCCGGCGATCGTGAGATTTGAAACGACATCTGACCACGGCTTATCATTTAAATTGGCCTTTCGTGAATTGCTCACCAGGTACTTCAACATATCATTGTTCAAAGACACCATAGCATTAGTGTTACGGATTTCTGCTTCCATCACAGCAGTTCTAGTGTTCAAGTCAATCAACGTGCTAGACGTCCAACTTGTCCACTCTTTTGATACGAAACCAATAGATCCAATTATTGCCGCTACCACGACACTTCCAATAACTTTTTGATCCATACGCATCACCACATCTTACACGACCAATACCTGGCCGTTAGTTTATCTAGTCTTTTCGTGTCACATCCGTGTCTTGCACGGAATGACTTACGACGCTTGGGGTTAGATTTTTTAATCTTCATATTGGCGTCACCAAACCTGATAACCTTCTCCTTGCCTTTATCGCAAGCCTTTACAACAAACTTCTTACCCCCAGAAACCTGACGCCTAGGCTTGTTGCATTTCATCTTGGATTTATCAATCTTTGCCATGTTTACTCCACAAATACTGAAATTGTTGTGTTATCTGGTATAGACGCATAAACACCTTTTTTAGCTAAGATGCCGTCTCCAGGGATATACACCTCATCCATCCCTTGAGATGTCTCATCAACTCTAAGCAATACTTTCCCAGAAGCTTCGGACTCGTTATCATAAAGTACAACGTGACCTGTAGCTCCAGATTCATATGTTAAAACAAGAGCTTGCAGACGACAGCGTCGAGAAACCAACGCTGCCGAGGTTTGAGAGTAAAACGATGTTACCTCATTACCAGCCATACTACTCCCCTAAGACAAGAAGATTGTTAGTTGGTTAGTCGAACCGGTAAATGCCGCTACAAAAACACCATCTTTAAATATAATCCCATTATCAGGGATATTCATTACATGATGCCCCGTAGGGAACTTCTGTGTCAACAAAACGTCTCCGCTTGCGCTTCCGTCCTTGAGAGTAAACTCCCCAGCGGCAGCGGCAAAAATAACTATCTGACGCAAACGGGAACGACTTGGACCGACAATTGCGGCGGTTGTGCCTTGAACCCAATTATATGCGGTTACTGGACCTGACATATGTTAATCCTTTTTTTTCGGAGGACGTCCACGTTTCTTTGCAGGCTTCTCTTCCCATGCCTCATTGACATTAGGTGTAGAAGGATCATCCGCTTTGAGCGTACCGTTCTCATTTCGTGCGCGAACTTTAGCGGTTCCAATTCCTCGAGCCGCTAGTTCTTCTTCGGTTGGGGGTGCGAATCTACTCATGACTCACCCCTTATGATGCCGCTATTGTGCCACCAGTGTCAGAACGCTTCCAGTTTGTTCCGTCAGAGAAAGCCAATATTGCAGAACCTGCTGCGCCGTTTGAAACAAATACAACAGTACCTGCGCCAGCGGCTGATGCTGAAGGTGCGTTTGCTACGGTGTAAGTTGGGACGACGATGTCGCCAATAAAGCCAGCAGTTGAAGTCACTGGACCTGAAAATGTAGTCGATGCCATTTTAGTACCCTTTGCATAAGGATTTGCCTTGTAGTCTATGCAACGTCAGGCGGGCGGATACCTGTCTACAAAGCTAATATGATGCCCATTACAAAAACAATACAACACATTAAACCAAAAAGAAAGGGGCTACCGAAGCAGCCCCTCACAAAAACTGTAATTTACAGCTTATGCACCTGGTGAACCAAATACACAACGTGGATCTGAGAATCCAAAGCTGTAACGCTCACGAGCCTTAAAGCGCATGTTACCTGTGTCAAAGTCTGCTTCCATGTTAGTGGATAGCGGAGTTCTTTCAAAGTGAACAAAGCCGCGAGGCGCGTCTGTTTTGATGAAGAATGCATCAGGGTCAGTTAGGAAGTCGTTGACTGCATAACCTTCTGGTAACATTCCCATTGAACGCATTGCGTTTGTGTCATTGTCCGCAGTACCTACACGTAGGTTAGATACCATCAAACGTTCTGCAACGAATTGCAATTGACGTGGGATCATTAACTTCGTTCCACGTAAAGCAACCTTTAGACCACGTTCGTCAACAAAACCTGCGATGTTGATTAGAGCGTCTTCTAAAGAAGTTTCGTTCAAATCAGCAGCTACAGCAGGAGTGTTAGCTAGTGTTCCACCGTTTGTTAACGGGTGGTTAGTTGCACAAAGAGCAACACCGTCACCACCAGCAGAAGCACCACCTGTGAACGCATTGTTCAATACAGCGGCAGCTTTAACCTGCTTAGAGTGAGCCATTGATCTTGCGAGGGCGCGTGTGTAACGACTGCCTAAACGGTCGTACAAGTTGTCCTCAATTGCTTCCTCAGTGATTGAGAATGCAAGTGCAACAGTTTCGTGGTTGTAACGAGCAGTGAATGCTTCGTTAGCGTCGTCGAAGTTAATTGCAGAACCTTCTGACTTAGTAGGTGCCGCACCAAATCCAGCCAACATTACTTCTTCTTCAAACGCACGGTCTGAAGATTCAGTAGTGAAGATCTCTGAATGTTGGTTTTCGTACCGATTGTACTCCATGCCAAATAAGGCGTTGAGACCGGGTTCTAGCTCTTTCGCTAGTTGTGCGCGTGATATAGCCATCTGTTAGCCCCCTTATACGCCAGTCACAGAAACAGTACCCTGTGCAATACTTCCGTTTGGAGCATTGAAATGGTTGTTTAAGCGAACGATTAATGGAATACCAGCTACAGTGAAATCTGAATTATCAGGGTCTTCTTGAACACCCATGATTCTTAGAGATAACGATGCAGTGGCAGCGATTGTGTTTAGGTCAGCAGTTGCTGAAGAGATACCTGTAGTATCACTACCACTATTACCACCCGCAAGTGCAATGTTAGCAAATACTGCTGCGCGAATTTCCGCTTCAGTGTTTGCCGCAGCAACTACGTTAGATGTAGCAATTGTGAACGTCTGCATAGGATCGTCATAAACGAAAGCCTTAACAGGGTAGTTGGTATCAGCACCCGCACCTGGCCATGTGTTAGACCAGATAGTTGCGCCAGTTGTAGAAGAAACGTATTCACATCCCCAGAACACACCTACAATAGAGACAGTTCCACCAGCCGCAGCTTGTAGATCGTCAATTACACCAGCCGCAGTCGGTATTACCGGCTGACCTTGGTATAGTTTGTTTGTGTTACCTGGAGCTATGCGATATTCCGTTGCCCCGGTAGAATTGGCTTGTTGGCCAATTTTCCCAATGGGTCGTAGCCCAAAGGATCCGTTAGAATTTGCCATAATAGCACCTCAATAAAAGTTACTCGGAGTCTCTTCGTGAGCCTCCGAAGGATACACGACTCTGCCGATTATTAGTTATCGGCATTGAAGGATGTTGGTCCTTCATTAAATCCTGATCAACTGCTACCATTTGTTCGCGGGTCCGGTTCCCGTAATACTCGGATCGTTCTTGGGCGGTTTCTACAGGTATGCGACACAGCATCAATCCACCTTGTCCGATGATGCCCTCAAACCGACCTTCGTCGATAGTGGGAGCTTCATAGTCTGGATACTCGTCCTTACGAACGGGTTCCCATCCTTCGCGTAGCTTAGTGTTGACGTTCATCTTATCGTCTTCACCGCGCATTGCGGTTCGAATCCAACGATGCACAAAACCCGCAGGGGCTTCTGGTGCAGCAAGGCGACTGGGCGGTGCCCATGGTTTACGGCGCGTTTCTTTTTCGCGTGTTACGCTTTCGCGTGGTTTTCTGTCAGTCATTTGTCTTACTCCTTCACAAACTTTGCATATTCTTCAAGCGGAACGTTTAGTCGCTTCGCCATCGCAATTTGGGAGGGTGAGAGTTTCACCGACCTACGCGCCTGTTTTGCAGTGTTGCGGGTAGCTGAAGCGCCAGCAGGTGCGACCTGTGCTCCGCCCGATTTCTTAGCCTTCGGAAACTTCTGTGGAAATTCTACCCGAATACGCTTGTCTACTTCATTGTAGTACTCTTCGGTCGCCGGGTCAAACCCTTCTTCCTCTACAAGTCGTTTATGTAAACCAAACGCGGCATAAGTCATGACCTCATCTGAACCAAACCATTCATTTTTACTCGCCCAATCTTCGGCTCGTGCATCTGGTTTAGCCGCAGGTGGGGCTGTTGGTGTGATAGGAGCGGCCGTCTGTTCTGGTTCTTCAACCTCTCGCTCCAATCGTTGTTTCGCTGTACGAACACGGTCTTGCTGAACAGCCATCTTAGACAGTTGTTCTTGTGCTTCAAACATCGCATCCGAATCTCCTGCCTCATAAGCTTCACGGTATTTACGTTTGACCGCATCCGTGTGAGCTTCTAAGCGTGACTCTTCTGAGTTAACGTAGCCTTTGTCTAAGTTCTTAACTTGAGACTTTAACTTATTGTTTTCACTCAATAATTGTTGAGCCATGCGAACAGCTTCTTCACGATCTCTTTCTTCTTTCCGATATTTCTCGGTAAGTTTCTTGATTCGCTTCTGAACGTTGTTACTATAACTCTCCAGTTCATCAGGCTTTTCTTCAGCCGGTTCTTCTTTAGAAGCTTCGACTTTCGTCTCTTCCTCTTTTTCCTCAGAAGGTTCAGCGTCTAGTTCAATCTCAACGCCTTCTTCTTCTTCGATAATTTCTTGTGCTTCTTCGTTCATGGCACTCCCCTAAACTTGTTTAATATCATCAGGCTCAAGAATTGTAGCGATCACTTCGTCATCATTTATGATACGAACTTCTCCACCATCAATCTTAAATCTTGATCCAGAATAACGTCCAATACATACCCATTGACCTTCTTTGCACCAGGCATCAGAGCCTTTGCCGAACTTATTTGGGTC